TTATAATACACTGCAATATTATAAACCTTACCAGTTTTTACGCGTTAAATTACTAATATATGCTATACAAATTTACCGCTTAAAAAGCCGATATACCATAAGTTTTTTAACCTGTATTGTATAAATTTTAATAGTTAAATTTATACGATTATGGTTTTATAATCGGTTATAAACTTGTAATTAAAAGCATATGCTTTTATTTAACGTTTATTTAACTGTATGCGAAAAAACTTTTATTATGCCGTTATTAATGTTATCGGCATAATCGAAAAAAACTTTAACTTTTTTACTGCCACCATTATAACAAAGTTTATGTTTATAAGCAATATTAAAATATTTATAACTTATACAATGTTTATAAAGTATTGCTATATAGTAACTTATAAAAAGCATTTTATTTGTAAAAAATGCATTGCTATTTACAACAAATAATGCTATGGTACGCGCTTTTGTAAAGCCTTGTGTTATAACATGTTACAACCTAAATGCTAAAAAAACTAATAGCTATAAGTTTATAGGCATTATATGTTTATATGGTATAAAACCTGTCGCGCGGCGATATTTACCGATACCATATAACGCGATAAAAAGTATGCTATGCTATAAAATATACAGCTATAAATCGTTGCGTTATAACATGTTACATAATACAGTATAATGGCAGGTATAAACATATTAAGCTATAATTAAAACGCGTTACGCGCCGAATATGGGCGTTTTATTATAACATGTTATATACCATATACTTACAACATATCATATACTATAAAGCAATATTAAGCTCCATAATTAATAAAGTAGTAAGCTCATCAATAATTAATAATGGTGTAATATCATATGGTATTAATAATAAGGTAAATCCCTCTGTTATTAACAAAGTAGTAATAAGCTCTATAATTAATCATGTAATTAATCTATCTCTTATTATCATTGTAGTAATAAGTCATATCATTTGTTTTATAGTATGTTCATATATCATAGTAGTATAACGGCATATCTTTTTTATTATCTTACTGTATATCGGTATAGCTAAAATCATGCATAGTAAGGGGGATAGCATACGTTCTAAGGCTATATTATAGCTTAATCATAGGTGGGCGAGGGCAAAACACCTTAATCAGCAAAACAAAAGGGATTTATATACCTTGCCATTGGATTTTTATTATAGGGCGTTACAAGGGATTTATGGTACGTTGCCGGGGATTACAACTATGCTACCGATACCGACCCCCAAAGTCATTTAGCAAAATGTAATCGACCGTTTGGGTTTTATATTTTGGTGTGAAATGCCCATTATATTACCAGAGGAAATATGGATTGATCAACCCTTTCTGTGATCACACTCCTCCTACACTGTATTGGCCTTACCCCCTTGAATACTATAAAGATCATAAGATCATTTACCTGTATATTACTATAATAGAACCCTCTACTGAGTTACTGAGCCAATTGAGTATTAATACTACCCCCTAACCCTTTCATAGTGAACTTAGATTGGTCTGTGAGACTCTTAATAGGAGCTATTACTGTATTGTGTACCATTAATAGGGTTTAAGCTCTGTATGAACAAGAGATCACTATATTATTTTCATACCTAATTTACTAATATGACGAATTGAAAAATTTAAGAGAAGAAATAAAAGAGCAAGAAAGATCTTTACAGAAAATGTGAATGAGAGTATGAATTAATATAATGAAGATGATCAAGTGCCAAGATTGAGGTTATGAATATGAAGAGAACCAAAGATAAGATTGAAAAGGGGTATAAGAGGAAGACCTCTCCTTATAATGAGAATTTAGTGTATAAGGGGAAGTATAATAAGAATACCTTCCCTGATCTTGTAAAGACATTTGCTCAACAAGGGCTTACAGATGCTGAAATAGCAAGGAAGTTGGGTATATCATTATCTACGTTCTATATTTATAGAAGGAAATATCCTAAATTCGCCAAGTCATTAACCGCAGGGAAAGAACCTGTTGATATTGAAGTTGAACAAGCTCTGTTCAAGAGAGCTATGGGGAGAGAAATTCCCATTGAAGAAGTGACTGAAGTTACGAGTGCAACAGGAAATGTCACAAAGACTGTGAAGAAGTATAAGAAGTATTATTTAGGGGACACCATTGCTCAGATATTCTGGTTGAAGAATCGTCAACCTGAGAGGTGGAGAGATAAGATTGATCATGGAGTGTCGGGTGATATTATTATTAATGTCGATAAAAATGATAAGAAATACTAATGTTCCAAAAGAAGTTCAAAAAGACTCCCAAACAGCTTGAAGCAGATAAACTACTGACTTCTAAAACAGCCGTTCATATCATGTTTGATGGAGGTAGCCGTTCAGGAAAGACCTTTCTACTCATAAGAGCAATCATTATAAGAGCGTTGAAAGCGGCAGGTAGCCGTCATGTGGCTCTTAGGAAGCACTTCGCCAGCATTAAGAGATCTGTTTGGTATGACACCCTCCCTAAAGTTCTTGATCTTTGTTTCAAAGAAGTTCCTGTTGAAATGAATAAGTCTGATTGGTTTATAAGGTTTCCCAATAAAAGTGAAGTATGGTTTGGCGGATTAGATGAGAAACAGCGCACAGAAAAGATCTTTGGAAATGAATATAGTACCATGTTCTTCAATGAAGCCTCTGAACTTGATTATGAGAGTGTAAGTAATGGTCTTACAAGGTTAGCGCAGAAGACTTCACTAAAGAACAGAGTATATTATGATTGTAACCCTCCCGGAAAGAAACACTGGTTGTATAAGGTGTTCTTCCAACATCTTAATCCACTGACTAATGTTGAAATAAATAAAGAACTGTATGCACGTCTTCAAATGAATCCGTTTGATAATAAGTCTAATCTTCCTGAAGGCTATATGGAAGAGATTCTTGCTAACCTTCCTGAAAGAAAAAGAAAACGATTCTTAGATGGTGAATGGTTAGACGATGTAGAAGGTGCTCTATGGAACCGAGATACTATGATAAATCCTTATAGAGTTACCCTTGCAAGCTGCCCAGAACTCGTTAGAATATTGATAGGAGTTGACCCTGCTGTTTCTACTAAAATTACTTCTTCTGATACAGGTATTGTTTCAGTAGGGATGTCTAAAAATAAACATTTCTATGTACAAAGAGATAGCACTGTGAAAGGAAGCCCATTAGAATGGGCAAATATAGTCAATAACCTTTATGGTGAACTCTCAGCGGACAAAGTAATTGGAGAATCTAACCAAGGAGGTGATCTTGTAGAAGCGAACCTCAGACATGTCAATCCTCTCATAAGTTACAAATCAGTTCACGCTACGAGAGGCAAGATAAAACGTGCCGAGCCGATAGCTAATCTTTACGAACAAGGGAGAGTTCACCATATTGGTATGTTTCCAGATTTAGAAGATGAGTTATGTAGTTATAATCCAGAAAATGAAGAAAATGACGAAAGCCCCAACAGATTAGACGCTCTTGTATGGGCTATGACTGAATTGGCTGGTATAGGTAAGTCAGCCGGAGTTTGGTAGAAGAAAGAAGGTGACATAATGGATGATGAAGATATTTATCAAGAAAATTTCCCTTGTATTAATGAACCTATTTATGAGGATGCAGAAATGCCTACTGTATATATAAAACTTCCTGCTGCACCAAATATAAGTAAAATTGCAAAAAAACATAGAGTACTATCATTCAAAAATAATGAAGGGTTTGGTTTGGCATTTAGAGGACTTGACAACCATCTGTACATCTATTTCTGTAATTTGAATGCTGTCTCGGGAGAAACACTATGAAAAGAACCATCTCTCCAAATAATGGCAATGGCAAAAGCAAAATGAAAGCTCTTGTTGAGTTTCAAAATTTAGCAACTGCTATGATTGAAAGATCAAGATTGGCTGGTAGACTTGGAAAGTCATTTGGTACTACCAATGATGATCGTGAATTATATACAGCTTTGGGATATCCTCTTACTTTGGACTTTGAAAGATTCCAAATGAGGTATAGAAGGCAGGACATTGCTAAACGAATTGTTGATGCCTATCCCAATGCTACTTGGAGTATCCCTCCTACTGTTTATGAAACAGAGTCTAATACTGATGAAACCCCCTTTGAAAAGAGTTGGAATGCCTTACTTGAGCAATTGAGGGTATTTTATTATATGCTCAGAATTGATAAAGTTGCTGGTATAGGTCAGTACGCCTGTCTGTTTCTTGGTTTTAATGATGGCAGAGACTTTAGCAAGCCTGTTAAAAAAGCAGATAAACTTTTATATCTAAAGACTTATGATGAAAGTGAAGTTCAAATAGGAGATCTTGTAACGGATACCTCAAGCCCAAGATATGGTCTTCCTGAGAGTTATAGACTACAAATGGTGACTGAACCAGGAGGAATAGAAACTACTGTTCACCACACTCGTGTTCTTCATGTTGCAGACGATACGGACGACTCTGATATATATGGTGTACCAAGACTTGAAGTAGTTTACAATAGACTTATGAACTTGGAAATGCTATCAGGTGGTTCTGCTGAAATGTTTTGGCGAGGAGCTTTTCCTGGATATGCTTTCGAGATGCCAGCCGATGTAACCTTGTCTGATGCTGATAAAACAGCAATGGGTGATCAGATAGAAGAGTATTTTCACAAACTCAATAGATATCTTAGACTTAAAGGTATAGAAACAAAACAACTGTCTCCTCAAGTGTCTTCTCCAAAAGAGCATATAGATATTCAGTATAGAGCAATTGCTGGAGCTACTGGTATTCCTCTTAGAATATTGACTGGAAGTGAAAGAGGTGAGTTAGCAAGTTCGCAAGATAGGAGCAACTGGGAGACCAGAGTCAACGAGCGTAGGAACAATTTCGCCGAGCCTGTTATGCTCAGGCCATTTGTTGATAGACTTATTGAAGCTGGAGTTCTTACTGCTCCAAAAGATAAGTATCTTATTAAATGGCCTGATGTAGAAGCTATGACTGAAAGAGAACGTGTTGATATTGCTGATAAGAAATCAGATGCCATACGAAAATATGCTTCTGCTCCTGGAGCCGAATATGTTGTTCCTGTGGGTTACTTCAGAACTAAGGTTCTCGGCTTCTCTCAAGAAGAGAGTGATAAAATGGATGACAGTGTTAAATCAGATATAGAAGATGAAGTAAATGACACAGTAGTAGTTGAACCAGTAGTTAAACCAAAAGAGAAAAAAGATGAATAGAGAAATAAGCATTGAAGTATTTATACTGATTCAGATTGCTATTCTTATATTTTCAGTTGGTGTGGGTTACTTTTTTAGAAATAGAGTATTAAGACGAAGGAGTAGAAGATGACAGTAGTAACAGGAAATAATTCGACTGTAAGCAAGATCATAAAAGCTCTTGGTCTGCCAGAACGAACAGTGGATTTCAAAATTAATTTTCCACTGAATGATGTGGTGACAGTAGACTGTAGTTATTATCCGAGTGGGGAAGGTATGGAAGAGTTAGGTGCTATTATTAAGAAATACAAATTAGTGACAGAAGAGATAGAAGAAATGGAGGAGATTAAGGAGAATATGGTAGATAAAGGAGGGATTAATGTAAGACCAACAATTCCTCCTCCATCTCCTCCTAAAGGTCAAGGAAAGTATAATGTTAGCGACAAAACAGCGAAATAAGCCGTCTTTATTAGGCTCTAAGGTAGTTTACCCTATAAATAGCCATTCAGACTGTAATAGGGACTGTCTAAGATCAAATAGGGCGTATAGCTACGACCCTACGAGGACTCTTTCGCTGAGAAAGGCTTGGGTTGCGGACTTTAATCGTAGATTTAAGAAGATTAGGTCGTTGATTTGGGAAGCCATTGTAGTAGATGATGTTTTTGGGTTACTGCCAAGACCTCATACTTTAGCTCTTCCAAAAAGAGTTTATGAATTTAGAACTTCTCGTGAAAAAGTTGATGAGTTTATGGTTTGGCTTCAAAGGCAAGTTGATGATGAAGTCTTAGGAGTTTCATTTGGAGATCCGAGAGATTTCACTGGAGCTCCACACTGGAATGATATGTATATTGATTCATCATACAAACAAGGAATAAGAAGAGCAAATGCCGAACTGAAGAAAGTTGGTATAATGCCAGACTTTCCAATAGCTCCTGCTCTTGCTGCTGAAATAGCATTTAATAGACCTATCCATGCTGATAGAGTTGGTTTGCTGTACACCAGAGCTTATAATGAGCTTAAAGGTGTTACTGATGCTATGGCTCAGCAAATGAGCAGAGTTCTTGCTCAAGGAATGGCGGAAGGTAAAAGTCCACGAGTAATGGCTCGTGAGTTAATGCATCGAATAGAAAAAGTTGGTGACTTAGCTACTACTGATGCTCTTGGTAGATTTATTCCTGCTGCTCAAAGGGCTCGGATGATAGCAAGAACAGAAATTGTCCGTGCGCATCATGTAGCAACTATAAATACTTATAGGGAAGCTGGTGTTGAAGGAGTACGAGTTCTCGCTGAATGGACGACTGCTGGTGATGATAGAGTTTGTACAAGATGCTTAGAGATGGAAGGTAGAATATTCACTCTGGATGAAATAGAACCAATGATTCCACTTCATCCACAGTGTAGATGTGTTGCAATTCCAGCAGAAATTAAGGTGATGAAGTGATAAAATTAGTAGTGCCTATGTACAACGTGGGATTATTCTTTTCACATGGGATGCAGTCCTTGAGTGCTGGTTTGGTAGAGTGTGGGATAGAGCATTCTGTTTATACCATAGAAGATGATAGTGTTCCAATAGAGAAGACAGTTTCAGAGATACTGGCTGATAATCCAAAAGCAGTTTGTTTCACTTCTACTTCATTTGAGTTCGATTTTATTAATAAACTTGCTGGTGCTATTTCTAAGAAGTCAGATTGTACGCTTGTGCTTGGTGGTGTTCACGCTATTATGAATTCATTATCAATATTGGACTCTAATTTTCATTACTACTGTATCTGTGAAGCAGAGATGGTATTTCCTCGGTTTTGCTTGCATTTAGAAAAGTACAAGGAACCGCCTTCGCTAATGGCTGGATTTTTGAATAAATATAGAGCAATGCCTTTTGGTTTGGTATGGGAAGCCTTAGTGCCAGAGAATTTGGATATAGACCTTCCAGATTATTCAAGAGGTCTGCTTCCTCTTACAGAAATATTAGATGAACGTGATGGTTGGTTAAGCGTGTTGGTTTCAAGAGGCTGTCCCTACAATTGTAGCTTCTGTGCCAATTCAATTTTAAGAAAGACTTTCTCTGGATATCACTTCTGTAGAAAAATGTCTCCGTATAAAGCGATTGAGCATATATTGAGATTACTTTCTAAGTTGGGCGACGTTAAAATGATAAATTTTGATGATGATAATTTACTGTCTGATATAAATTGGTTGCGAGTGTTCTTGAAATTGTATAGTGAACATATCTATTCAAAGACAGGTATAGGATTTGTATGTAATGGAAAAGCCTCTCATGTTAATTATCAAAGTGTTCAGTGGCTTGGAGAAGCTGGTTGTTATGAACTTCAAATGTCTGTTGAAACTGGAAATGAAGAAGTTAGGAATAAAATTCTTGGCAAAAGACTGACTGATGCTCAGCTTGAACAGGCTTTCACTACTTGCTATGATTATGGACTGAGAACATTGGCATATGTTATGCATGGTGTTCCATTTACATCTAATGGAGATTGTGAAAAGACAGCAGAATTGGTAAAACTGTTGCGTCCTACCTTAGTTCGTGATACTTATTGCTATCCTTTCAGAGGGAGTCGTCTCAGAGAGCTATGTGATGAAGCTAATATAAAGGTAGAGATTCCTGATGGTTGTTATTTCAATGAGCCAGCTATCAAGGGACATATGGGAGAAAAGCAAAAGTTTAGAAGGCTTATTGAAAGTGATTATGAAATGTTTACTGGTAATACAGATTATTTGGTGAAAAAGAATGTATAAAAAGATAGACATATATGCTGTTGTAAGAGTATATGGAAAACCCATGCATACTTTCGCCACACTGAAATCTTTGGCATTGACGACTACTTCAGAAAATCTTTGTGTTCATTATTTGATTGTTTTCACTCACTCTGAAGATTTGCCTGTAGGAAGGTTTATAGAGCTTTTAGAAGACAGTGATTTGAAAAATTACAATGTAAAATATGTACCTCTTAGTTCTCCTACTGAGAATCTTCCTGATGCTGTTCGCTATTATTATGATTACGCAAAAACTCAGGTTCATGAGGTTTATTTTTGTTATATTGAAAATGATAATCTGTTCAATTCAAATTGGATAGAGCATCTGATGTATATTGTAGGGAAAGCAAGAGATGATGGATTAAAGGTTGGTATCTGTACTCCTCATCATATTACTGGTAAGGTCAATAGTCGTCACAAAGACCCTTACGAAACTAAGGATCCAGGAGAAGACAAGGAATACTATACCAAAGTAAGAGTTCCAGGATGTGTTCTACTCTTTACTCCAGCAGCTATATGTAGTATATCTGTAGATGATGTTTGTTTCCACATAAATCATCAGATTGATTGGAGAATATGTGATAAACTGTGTGCTTTTGGATTTAAGCATATTTCTCCTAAGAGAAGTGTAGCACAACATATAGGTAGAACAGGTATTGGATCAAAAGAATCTTGGTGGAAGTATAAAGGTAGGGGTGGAATTAATTTCACACCTGATATTGAAGTAGAAGGCTTATGGAAGGAATTTAATAAGGACTTGGTAAGTGTATAAAGATATTAATTTGGTAAAAGATCTGTGCTCTGTTGTAATAACTGTTTACAACGAGTGTGAATTTTTGAAGAAATGCATTGGATCACTGATGCAAAAAGCAGATCTGTCATTGGAAATAATAGTTGTTGATGGCGGTTCAGATAAAGAAATAGTAAAAGAAATATTTGATCACTTGTTAAGAGTTGAATATAGATTTGCTCAGACGAAGTTCATAACTACAAGAGTACGAACTCCAGCAGCACATTGTATAAACATAGGTATAGATGCCTCAAGAGGAGAACACTTATTTATAGCTAATGATGATATATTGGTTGAGACAAAGAATTGGTGTTCAAGGATGGTATTCCATGCTGTAACTAATCCTCATGCTGCTGTAGTTGGGTGTGTCGGTACTAAAACTTATCACAAACAAAGTGTACAGCGTAAGTATGATACAGAGGAATTCTTAGGAAAAGCATTTGAAAGTGATCAAGTAGCTGGTACTCTTTGCTACATAAATAGAGATGCAATGAGTAAGATTGGGAAGTATGATGAGAATCTTGGCTATCAAGGTGGCGGTGACGCTGATTATAGTGTCAGAGCTGCTGCTTATGGCTATGAATTGTTAATAGCGAAAGATGTTAAAGTGAAGCATCTCAATCATGGTACTTTGGAGAATTTCAGCTCAATGAAACAACACATCAGTAAAAAGTATGATGTGGAAGTTATCAGTCCAGATAATGTTCCTAAGTGCATAAAAAGAGCAAGGCATTTGTACTCAAATGAATCTAAGGATGCGGTTGCTGTTTGGGCATATAAATGTCCTATAATAGATAAGACAGTTGAGTCACTTGTAAAATACACACCAGAAGATATTCCTATTTATATATTAGATCAAGCTGCTCCTGATATGGTTGTAGAAAAAGAGCGGATGAAAGAAGTTGCTGAAAAGTACAAAGGTAGGGTTGATTTATATGAGTGCTTCATTAGTGAAAGTAAGAGAGACGCTCCTTTATCTATAATAAAGTTTTTGGTTAATCATCTTAATGTAGATAGGTTGTTGAAAATAGATGATGATGTTATTGTCTCTTGTGATGTATATACAGGTTTGAAAGAGGCCTATGAAAATAAACCAAACACTTTATTTTCAGTTGGATTATCTCCTATTCAAATATGGGGATTAGAGATATTCAAAGAAAGGCTGAAATTAAATGGTAAGTTAGACTCTTCTCTGTATAAACCTTTAACTATGTATGAGGAGATAGTAAGACGCCCACAACATGCGAAGCAAATATGGGAAGCCACAACTCCTCCTGATGTAATTCTTCCTAAGTTGAGAAGTGGAAATAGATTTGTTAAAATACCAAATATCAACAGAAATTGGGGGATGTTTCATTATTTCGCTCATAGGAGTGATATATTATCTGTTGGTGGAGTTTGGGATGAGACTAAATGGCAAAAAAAATATAATACGACACTAAGACCGAGAGTTATGGATACGTGGTCTTTAGTTTATCACTTTGCGTGGTTCAAGTGGTATGAGTATGCAATGAAAGAAATATACCCTCTGGTTAAGAGTGTGGATTTTTAGATATGAAAATAGCCCATATATTTGTACACGATGTTCCAAATGCTGGAGACATGTTCCTAAAGTAAGCTGTTAAGTGGTCTTTTAGAAATAAATTTTCAGACGTTACTTTCGTGGATGTTGATTTGATGAATGTGTCATTTACTGAAAAACACATATCAGTATTAAACGAATGTGATTTAGTAGTTATAGGTGGAGGAGGCCTGTTCCACAAATCCGGTAATCAAACGTCTGGTTGGTTTTGGGATTGCAGTTTGAATCTTATGGATAAAATAAAGGCTCCAATAGTAGTGTATGCTGTTGGATACGATAAATTTAGAGGACAGGTAGGATTTGATACTAATTTATTTAACAAACATGTTGAAAAGTTATTAGATAAATCTATATTCTTTTCTGTTCGTAGTGAAGGTTCTCGAACAGCTTTATCAAAACACCTACCTAAACATTTGTGTGAGAAGTTGAGAGTGGATTTTTGCCCCTCAATAAGCATGGCAAACACACTCGTTAAGGACAAAGAAAAAATTAATACTGGAAAAATAGGATTGATAATTCCAGGAGATTTTCTTAAGAATAGACATAGAGATTCAGTTGAGTTCACAAAGAACATAAGTGCTTTATGCAAAGAGATTACTAAGTCGAAAGAATTATATCTGATTATTCATGATTTTTGTGATTTCTGGCTCGTAAGTCATTTTATTTCTGATGGCATTCCTTTCAAATATATAAGTTTGGCCTTGAAGCAATTTGAAGAGACGATAGACGTGTAT